GAGACTATACAACAAATCAAAAAGACTATATCAACATTCTTTTTATAACAAAGAAAACAAGCTGGAAGTTCTGAATCTTAAACCAGGTCAAAATGCTGAAATCCCCGCCGAGGTTGCCAAACTTTGGTTAGAAACCAGGGATGTGGTTGAATATGTTGACCCAAAAGAAGCCAAAGCTAAAGAAGCTAAGGCAGAAGGTGAGAAAAAAGCTCTTCAAAAAGAGAACGAGGACCTTAAGGCAAAAATAGCACAACTTGAAGCGGAAGCCAAAGCTAAAGAAGCTAAGGCAGAAGGTGAGAAAACCTCCAAAGATAAACAATAAGGAATAATGGGGAAATTATGGCAAGTATAGAAAATATAACGGTTGAAGACTTTAAAAATCTATTCACGCGTGATTTCCCCTATCTTCCTTTATATGAGGAAGGCAAAGCCTATTTCATTAACGATATTGTTTATTTCAACAATAATTTCTACAAATCCTTGATTGACGGGAATTTAACCTCCCCCGATAATTCAGATAATTGGGAATTAACAAATGATAGCGTTGATAATTATATTCAAGACAGTGACATTTTAAGAGCTTTTGCTGAGGCAAAAATCAATTTTAACCCTAACTTCTTTAAGGATGATGAAACTGCCATAATGGTTTTTTGTTATCTTACAGCTCATTATTTGATAATTGATTTAAACAATGCTTCAAATCCTTTGGCGCTTGGCTTTATGGGTTTTACCCAATCAAAAAGCGTAGGGTCTGTTTCTGAAACCTACGGTATTCCGCAATGGATGTTAAATAATCAATTATTAAGCGCCTATGCTCAAACAGGTTACGGCAGGAAATATTTAAGCCTTATTCAGCCTTATTTAATCGGCAATATTATTTTGACCCCGGGGAGAACCACATTTGGGTAGGATTAATAAAACCAGAATAAGATATGGCAAACTTTCAGATGTTATTCAAAAGCTAAATAAGAAAATTTCAATTCGGGTGGGGATTATTGGTCCTGAAGCTTCTAAAAAAGTAGAAGGGGCTGACCTTAATATGGCGGAACTTGGCGCAGTTCATGAATTTGGAGCGCGTATCGCCGTTACTGAAAAAATGCGGGCATTCTTGCATTATATGGGTATTCATCTAAAAAAAGATACAAAGGAAATTGAAATTCCTGTCCGTTCTTTTTTAAGAGAAGCACTTTTAACGCCCGAAGGAAAAAAAGCTTTACAAGTATGGAATATCTCCGAAAAAGAAGCTTTAATTGAATATCTTAATAGCGATAGCGCCTCTGCTGAAGTTTTAGCAAATGCCATAGGGCAAAAGGCGCTTGATAGAGTTTTAAATGCTTTTGATACGGGCGGATTTGGCAAATGGAAACCAATAACGGAATTTACCCGAGAACACAGAAAGGGTGGGGCTGACAACCCGCCGCTTGATAGCACAGGGGATTTAAGAGATTCTATCACATTTGAGGTAAAAGAATTATGAAGAAAAAAGAAAATATAAAAGAATGTGCAAATTGTGCACATTTCAACGATAAGAAATGTACTCATCCAACAAACATCGGGATTGAGATTAAATATAGAATTGAAACAACTTTGTTTTTAAAAACACCTGAAGAATTAAATGCAGACAACAACTGTAAGAACTACCATGAAAAGTCTTAATTTTCAGAAAGCAAAATTAAAAAACAGGCGTGGTAAATGCTTGCTCTACACTCCAACCTCTCTTTAATCTATACCAAAGGGTAGAACGATTTATTTTAAGAATGTCCGCCCATTCAGATAATGTGTATGTCTGATTATTGAAAAATATTAAATGATTATTAGTTCTGTTATTGGCTTGTATTTTTGCATTTACCCAAGTACAATTTAATGGTTCATAATTTCCATTAACATCAATTCTTTCTATGGTTAAATTATCTTGATAACCGTTTGAAACAGCCCACTCATAAAAAGCATTAAAGTTGCCTCTCCATTCATTACACATTGCAATACCTCTTTTGCCATAATTTGAGTATCTTGCACAATTAACATCGTAACAACGTGTTTTTATGCCGCGCCATATACGATATAACCGATGTGATAGTGTTCTTTTGGTTGCTAATATTTTATTCCGAACTTCTTTACCATAACAACCGCAAGATTTTGTTTCTAAACTAATTAATCTTTCACGTCTAACTACGGTAATATTACCACATTTGCATTGACATTTGTAAAAATAAAAATAACCTTTTGAAGGGTTGGGATGAAGTTTTTTATGACTAAAGCTTAACACTGTTAGTCTATTAAATTTCTTTCCTACAATATCATTTACATTAATACGTTTCATAAAACAACCTCCCGATTGTTAATCCAAGTAATAAATAATGGGCAGGTGGTTGGATATTCCACTTTTCCGGTGCGACCGTAGCCCACAGTAATATTCTAACATAAAAATGAAAAAATTAAATTTTAATAAACCCAAGAATATAAATGCTGCTTTGGCTTTTCCTAATATGGCGACTACTCTTTACGGTTGGGAAGTTCCCTTGACCTTGGAAAAGATTATTCAGGATGTTGTTGAAGGGGATTTAGTTACAACTACACAGCAAATTAATTTTAAAGGCGTTTGGCAGCCCCTAAAAGATGAAGCGTTGCAATTCAAAGAGCCTGCCCAAAGAAGTTGGGAGTGGATTTGGATTCATGCAGTATCCGGCACTTTAAACCTTGAAACAGCAGATAAAGTTATATTCAACCAAAAACGGTATAAAATCGTTGAGAAAAAGGATTATAGCCTAAATGGTTTTATTGAATATCAGTTGGTTAGAGATTATGAAAATTTAGAAACCGCATCTGATGCAAAAAGAAATTGAAAAAATATTTGTTGATATTATAAAGCACGAGCTCAATTTACCCGATAATTATGGCAAAACAAGCAAAGGCGATATTATCCCCACAGTTATAATTGCCGCTCAAAATATCAAATTATTTAATACGAATAAACTTCAAATAACTGTTAAAACTGTTTCGTCTCATAATTATTCAAATAGAAGCGAGGTTAAGCAAAACCCTAATAACCTCGATGAATTTCTTGAAATTCAAGATTTAAATCAATCCCGTTTAATGCAGATTGACATTTATTCAAGAAATAACGATGCCCGTATTCGATATCCTGAAGTTGCGATGGCGCTCAATTCCAATTATGCCAAGCAGCAGATGGATTTATACAATTTTAAAATCGGAACAATAACAAACGATATAAACCTTTCAGGGCTTGATGGCGGTTCCGATATTAACAGATTTACTATTTCATTTAATGTGCTTGTTCACTATCAGAAAATAACCCCCATTCCCTATTATGACAAATTTCAAACCGATTTGGACGGTGAACAAGGTCAAATAGCGCAAATTAACATACCACAATAAATTAAGGAGTTTAAAATGGCTTATTCTTACGAAGTCCCTTTGAGCTATACCGTGAATGTGTCTTTAACTGCCACACCTTCAGGCTTGGCGGATTTTAACACAAACAGTATAGCAATTTTTACAAATGAACCTGCGGCTTTTTCGGAAAATTATCAGGCATATATTCGACCTTCTGCGATTGAAGCTGATTTTGGTACAAATTCTCTGACCTTTAAAATGGCACAGGCTTTATTTACCCCTGTTCCCAATTTTAGAACGGGCGGCGGATATTTGTATATTTTCCCGTTTAAAGGAACAAATGCCACTGCAGGAAGTTTAACCACGGCAGATATTTCAGCCAATGTTGAAAATTTCAAAACCGTTACAAACGGCGCATTAAATTTAACAATCGATGGTACGGTAACTCAAATCTCCGGGCTTGATTTTTCAAGCATAAACACCTTAGCTGATATTGTAACGGTTATCCAAAACCAAAACCCCGATATTTATATCAAAGCAGGGGAAAATTCAATCACCTTTGCATCAAGACGTTTTGGCGCAGACAGTGGGGTTTTAATAAGCGCTGCAACTGGTGAAGATATAACCGATTTGTACGGTGAAAATTATTTCAACGGTGCGACTGCTACTGTGGTTCAAGGCACCGATGCAACAGGACAAACACTGGCGGAAGCTGTAAGGGCAGCACAGCAGCAAGTATATTTTGGAGGGGTTTTATCAACCCAGTTTACGGGAAACGATGAAACACTTGCAAATGCTCAAGCTATTCAAGCTCTTGATTGCACATATTTTAACGAGATGACGTCTTTGAAAAATATGGCGATTTTGGGAAAAAATATTCAGGCTGCGGGCTTAGGCAAAACCCGTTCTCTTGCTTATTCCAATAACCCTGAGGATGCTAAAATTGCAATCGCTTCTTACGCTACTATCGCAAAATCCGTTAATTATGAAGGCTCTGATACCGCAAACACTATGAACCTTAAAACCTTAACGGGCGTCCTCCCCGATAGCGGTTTATCCGACACTTATGTTTTATCTGCAGCAACAAACGGTGTAGATATTTATGGCAACACAGGCGGACTTTCCGTTGTTTATTCAAATGATAATAACGGCTTTACGGATGATATTGAAGCTAACCTCTGGACTAAAAAGGCAATGGAGGTTAACGGCTTCAATTATTTAAGACAAACAAATACTAAAATTCCGCAAACCGAATCAGGCATGACAGGACTTAAAAATGCTTATGAGCAAGTTTGTGAAAGAGGAGTAAGAAACGGAACAATAGCCCCCGGGACTTGGAATGGTGCAATACCGTTTGGCGACCCTGAAGATTTCAAAAGAGCAATTGAAGAAAGAGGTTATTATATTTATTCAATCCCTATTTCTCAACAATCTCAAACAGATAGAGAAAAAAGGAAAGCACCTGTTATTCAAATTGCAATTAAGCGCTCAGGCGCTTTGCACTTTAGCGAAGTAATTATCAACGTAGAAAGGTAATAAAAATGGCAACATATGCACTAACAGGTAATGATGATTTATTTTTAAATCTTCGCTCATTTAAGGATTTTTCGGATAATTCCACAATAAGCATCACTTTCCCAAATGAAAAGGTCGGGGTTTCAACCGGTAAAAACGGTAATACCACCTATGCAACAAATACACAGGGCGAAAACGTGCAAGTAGAGCTTAGGATTGTTGCGGGGTCAAAGGATGACCAATGGCTTAACGGTTTAAGCCTTCAACAGACAAATGACCTTCCAAGCTTTGTTCTTTTAAATGGCTCCTTCTCAAAAAGAGTGGGGGATGGCTTCGGTAAAGTTAAAAGAATAAATTACATCCTTCAAGGTGGAGTTTTCAGACAAAATGTCGATGGGCAGGAAAACTTGCAAGGTGATACAGAGCAAGGAACTGCCGTTTACAGAATGACCTTTGCACGCGGTATCAGGACAATAGTTTAAGAGGTTTATTTATGAATATTATAACTAAAAATTCAGGAGTTGAGGTTGAAATCAAAGCGGCAAGCTTTAAGGAAGCTTCAAATCTTAAAAAAGCAGCATTCAAGTGTCTTAAGGATGTAGGAATATTAAAAGATGTCGATTTAAGTTCTTTAAAAGATTTGAATGTTGCAGGGCTTATTGATAAAGGAATAGATTTATTACTGTCTGCAGATATCTCGGATGATTTTGAAAGAAACTTGTTTGAATGTCTTAAATCTTGCACGGTAGAAAAGGATGGGGTAAAAAACAAAATTACTTCAAACCTTTTTGATGAAATGCCGGAGCTTCAAGAAGATTATTATGAGATTGCATCAAAATGTATTGAGGTAAATCTCTACCCTTTTTTAAAGAGCCTTGTTTCAGAGTTCAAAACCCGCTTGAAGACACCGACAGAAGAAAACCAAACGCCAGAATAACGGCAAGCTTTGAAACCATCGTGTCTTGCACTCTTGCAAAGTCAAACTATTTTAACGGCAACCCCGAAACCGTTTTAAATTCCCCCTGCAATATCGTAATGGATGCTTACCATTACGAGCTTTTTACCAGGGATTATGAAAACACATCTTTTGAATTAAATAAAGGAAACAAATAAAATGCCTTCATTGGGTGAATTATTTATTCAACTTGGCGTTATTGGAGACACAAAAGAACTCGATGTTCTTCAAAAACGCCTTGATAAAGCGGCAAAAGCTACGGCTGATTTCGTTAAATCTTTGGATGATGAGATAAATTATCAATTCAAGTTATCCAGAGTGACGGGCGAAGTTGCTGAAGCAAAAGCTAGGCTTGCTAAGGCTACGGATGAAGAAGCAAGGAAAGAAGCTGAAAGCGCACTTGCAACTGCTGAAAAAACCAAAAAAATGTTAGAAGAAAGAAAAGCAGCGCAGGAAGCAGCAAAGGTAGCCAAAGCAAGCGCGGAAGCTAACCAAGAAAATATTAACGGCAAAAAAGAACTTGCTAAAAATATTGCGGGAGTTGTTAAAGGTCTCGGTGCTCTTGTGGGTGCTGCTACAATCGCTGTTGCGGCGCTTAATAAAATGACCGACAGTCTGACAACTCAAAATCAGGCATGGGTCAACTTTACAAGACAAACCGATTTAAGCCTTCAATCGCTTCAAAAATGGGGTTCAATCGGAAATATCGTTGATAAATCTCTTGGGGAGCAGGGCTTAGCAGGAACTCTTGCGGATTTAAACGAGCGCATTTATGACCTTATACTTACAGGGCAAGGCGCAGAAGGGTTTATGCTTGCAGGAATAAGCCCCCTTGGAACAGATGCCGAAGGAGTTCTTGAGCAATTAAGAGACCGTATTCAAGGTTTAGATAATACTTCCGCCACTTATCTTTTAAAGAAAATGGGGCTTGACCCCCGTATTCTCCCTGTGCTTCGCATGACAAGGGAAGAATTTAATGCCTTAAATGAGGAGATGAAAAACTACCGGTTAACTGATAAACAGCGTAATGGCATCGACCAGATGAACAGGCAATTGCAGATTGCGGCTCAAAAAATTCAATATTTAAAAGATAGGGCAATTCTTGCTATTTTGCCTGCCTGGACACAATTTGTACAAAGTATGGCTCGTGTAGCTGAAGGATTAGCCAGAATTGCAAATTGGCTTACAACTACAAATGCGGGCGCTGTAACTCTTGGTGCGACGATTGGGTCTGTTCTGATTCCTGCAATCAAAGCCCTTTATGCTGTAATCACTTCGCATCCTATTGTAGCGGCAATTACTGCTATAATTGGGGTTTTATATCTGTTGATTGATGACATTGTAGGATATTTTCAGGGAAAAAACAGCGGTATTGGTTACATCATTAATTGGTTTGATGACATAGGTGAAAAACTTGCATCAAGTGATATAGTCGAAAAAATGGAAGCTTTTGTGGAGATAATAAAAGTTTTGTTTAAAATGGGTGTTCCGCCTGTTCTACAGGCTATAATTCAAGCAGCGGAAATCTTAAGCAAATTTATCGACGGGCAGGATAAAAGCATGATAGACAGGGTTTATGATACGGGAAAAGCAATCGGTGAAGGTTTATCCCAAATAGGTGATAATCTTGGCGAAAAAATTAAAAAATGGCAAGATAACGGGGGTTTAATTTCATTGGGGGCAAATCTTGACCCCGGCGCAATGGTTTCAAGAATGATGCCCTTGAGCAATTCTCTGTATAATTCAAACATCTACAATTACGACCAAAGGGCGATAAGCCAAAATAATGTTATTAACACGCAGCAACCCGCAACGGATATTCAAAATGAATTGCTTGCTGCTAACGCCTATTTTGCGATGGTGTAATCCGTGCAGATGAGAAAAAGTAAAAAAATTGCTCTGCGAATAATTTTGATATAGAATAGGCATGTAATATTAGAGTAGTAAAAGAGTTGAAATCCTTAATTGAGTAATTTTACTCTCTTGAGAACTATTTTGTTGCGTGTTATAATTAATAATCCTAGGAGGATTAAAAAATGGAAGAGAAACTTAAAACAATTCTACAAGAATTGGGTAATAAGTTTCCCAGAAATATTGTAGAAATATGTAATAAAATGGGAATTGAAGTACAAGAAACTGAACAGTTCCCTGCAAACGTAAGTGGTTTAATTTATAAAAAAGATGAAAAATATACTATTCTTGTAAATGCTTTTCATACAATTGGGAGAAAGTCTTTTACTATTGCACATGAACTTGGGCATTATATAAAGCATAAAAAGTTCCTTGATGAATGTTCAGAAATGGTCTCTTATATTAAGAGCAAAGACGATAACTCTGTTGTTCCTGCATTAACAAGATGTGAAGAACATTATGATAAATATGAAACGGAAGCTAATAGTTTTGCCGCAGACGTTTTAATGCCACAAGATGAGTTTTTAAAAGTATGTAATAATGCCAATTCTATAGAAGAAGTGGCAGCCCATTTTGGCGTATCAATTCAGGCTGCTACAATCAGGGCGCAAAAAACTGGAGGTTTATTCTTTTTATAATGCAAAATTCTATAACTTCTGGAATACCAAAGGATGGTAAGACCCTGAATCAAAAAGATTTTTTGGTAGAGTTAAATCGTGAAAAACAAAAAAATGACCATAGAAGAAAAGAAGATTTTAAAGATTTTAAACAAGATGTAATTAAATTTCTTGTTATTTGGGTGGTTCCAGGGTTAGCTTTAGCTTGGTTTATATGTAGTATAGTGAATGGGAATACAGATTTTAATTTAAAGGAACCACAACAAAAAATAGAATTTGCTCTAAGTACAATGTTTACACTATTTGCTGGCGCATTGATTGAAAAATACATCAATGTTTAATATCTCCCGCTTGTTCATAAAAAAGTAATTATATCTCACTTTTCACCCCCTCTGCTATTATTAAAATCAATATTTATGGCTGAATTTTTACATATTTATATAGAAAGGTTCTTTTTATGGTTGAAGAAGCTCAAAAAGGCAGCATCAGTGCATCTAAGCAGGAAGCTGATGCGAATAAACCCGATGATAACCTCGAGATTTATTTTGATGTTATTACGGAACATTCTGTTACTTTGCAAAGCAACATTACGGATAATTATCTTGAAAGTGGCAATGCCGTTCATGACCACATTGCACACAATCCGATAATCATTACTTTAAGCGGTTTATCAGGGGAGCTTGTATATAAACCCCCGATTAATATTCAAGATTTAATCAATAATGAAAACAATTTCATTAAAAACAATACATCGCTTGCAAATAAAATTAGCGAAAAGCTCGGGCCGCTTCCTGCTCTTTATCCGCCCGTTGATAATTATACGCAGCTTGCAAGAGAAGCCTATGCAGCCACGGCAGATGCAATTGACCGCTATAAAAAGATAATGGAAACATCAACCGAGGTGGCAGAAGTCACAGAAACAAGACTTGAAGAAATCTTTAGAAAGCTTGTAAATATTTGGCAGAATAACATTGCTTTAAGGGTTAAAACCCCTTACAAAACTTTTGATAATATGTATATTATGAGCTGCCCCCTAAAACAAGGCAATGTTAAGCATGTGACAGATATCAGCATAACTTTAAAACAGCTTAATTTTAGCAGCACAGAAACAACAAAGGCAGATAAAAAAGTGTTGTCAAAATATAATGCTGTAGCAAGGGCGCAGGTAGAAAATCACGGGCTTGTACAGGGTGTGCCAGTGGATGGCGATACAATAATAGGAAATATAGCAGTGAAATGGGGTGCACCATCTGGCGGAGGTGTCCGCAGACCTTAGTTTAATGCAATGGTAATGTTAAAAACACAGATTGTTCTTTTTGTATCATCGGATAATTTTTCATAATCTGTGTCATCAATATCGATACGTGTTAAATTGTAATTTATATTGCCTGATGATGCTAAAACATTATCAATTTTGTTTTTAATTAATTTTAAATATCGTTGGTTTAAGGTTGGATTTTTGAATTTATGAGCATCTTCAATACCATTTACGACATAACCATATAAGGCATTTTTACCGTTCATATATCCGTTGTAATCTTCTCTTATCAAAAATTCTTTTGAATAATTCAGTGCGGGTTCTTTCGCCATCTCCCTTGCAAATCTAACCTCATCCTCTTGCTGCAATAAATTCCCCGCAAAGCAAGGTAACGCTAAAAACATTAAAAATATAACCAAAAGTTTTTTCATGGTAGCTCCTTTTGTTGCATTATACAACAAATAGGATATAATAAAAATATAGGGGGAAGCCCCAAAGAAATTGGACTTCTCTGAGGCTTCGCTTAGTACCCTATAATTTGAGACTTAATGCTACTATGAATAGCGTTGCTACAATTAGTAGCATTATTATTTTGTCTAAAATCATAGTTTTATGCCCTCCTTTCCACGATTTCCTTAGTAAAACGTGTGTGGAAGGATAGGGTATGTACTACCCTTGTGAGTTTTTCTCACAAGATATTATACAGGAATTATTCGTCATGCAACAAATAACAACTATATCATCAAACCCCATTCAACAAATGCAGCTTGTTCTGGAAAACAACGACACTGTTGATTTCAAACTTTATTATTCCATGCGTGAGCAATCCTGGTTTTATGATTTTTCATATAAAGATTTAACGGTAAACGGTTCAAAAGTGACCTTGCATCCTAACGCCTTAAGGCAATTTAGGCGGATTATTCCTTTTGGAATTGCTTTTGATTCCGATGGGCAAGTGGAACCATTTGCACAAGATGATTTTTCATCCGGCAGGATAAAAATGTACATTCTAAACTCAGAGGATATACAAAGCGTTGAGCAAGAAGTTTTTAATTCATGATTAAAAAAGACCCCCATTATAGAGTAACGGTTTTTACTCAAGAAAAAACAATTGAAATCAGATACCCTATAACCTGCAAATTTAACGTACAGCGTGGTTTGATGTCTAATGCCACAAGGGGAAATATTCAATTATTCAATCTTGATTTATCCACCAGAAACGAAATTTATCAAGATTTATATATAGATAGCCTTGACCGTTCAAAATGGAAATTTGTACGCTTAGAAGCAGGATATGGCGGGGTTGACAATATGTCCAAAATATTTGAAGGGCGTATTCAACAGGCTTATTCGTATAAATCAGGACCTGTGGATATTATAACGGATATTCAGGTCATTCCTTATGATATTTTTGATTGCCAAACGTCACAAACTTTTGCTGCAGGAACACTATTTAAAGATGCTTATCAGACTATGGCAAACAATATGCCGAATGTTGTTATAGGAAATACAGGGGCGCTGGAAGGGCAATTTTTAACACCCACCAGTTTTGACGGTAATGCGTTCAATGAAATAAATAAACTAACGGGCGGGCATACATTTGTTGATAACGGGGTTTTAAATACCGTTATGGATAACGAGGTTATTGATGT